AGTCAAAGACAAGCAACAAAAGATGCTTGTGTAATTAGTGGAATGGAATGTTTGCGAATTATTAATGAGCCAACAGCAGCAGCAATTGCTTATGGACTTGATAAGAAGAGTGATAAGGAGAGTACAATTCTTATTTATGATGAGGGTGGTGGAACTCATGATTTATCAATTCTAAGTATTGATGGAGGTGTATTTGAGGTTAAAGCGACAGCAGGAGATACTCATTTAGGTGGTTCAGATATTGATAATTTAATTGTTGATTATTTATGTGATGATATTAAGAAGAAATATAAGAAGGATGTTAAGGAAAATCCAAAGGCACTAAAGAGACTTAATATTGCTGCTGAAAGGGCGAAGAAAAATTTGTCATCATCAACAACAACAACAATTGAAGTTGAATCATTAATTGATGGAATTGATTATTCAACAAATCTAAGTAGAGCGAAGTTTGAGCAATTGGCAGATAATTTCTTCCAGAAATCAATGGATCCAATTGCGAAGGTATTAGGAGATGCAAAGGTTTCAAAGAATGATATTGATGAGATTGTATTAGTTGGTGGAACAACAAGAATTCCTAAGATTCAGGAAATGATTAGTAGTTATTTCAATGGTAAGACATTAAATAAGAGTTTAAATCCAGATGAGGCTGTTGCGATTGGTGCTGCTATTCAATGTGCTATTCTTACAGGTCAAGGAAGTTCTAAGACAAATGATTTACTTTTATTAGATGTTGCTCCATTATCATTAGGAATTGAGACAAGTGGTGGAGTAATGACAAAGATTATTGAGAGAAATACAACTATTCCCACAAAGAAATCACAAACATTTTCAACATATTCGGACAATCAACCAGGAGTGGATATTAAGATTTATGAGGGAGAGCGTGGATTTGTGAAGGATAATAATCTTTTGGGTTCATTTCATTTAAGTGGAATTCCACCAATGCCAAGGGGACAACCGAAGATTGTGATTGATTTATCTGTAGATGTTAATGGTATTCTTGAAGTTACAGCTAAGGAGGAGAGCACAGGAAAAACTAATAATATTAAGATTACAAATGATAAGGGACGACTATCAAAGGAACAAATTGAAGAAATGGTAAAATCTGCTGAGAAATATAAGGAAGAAGATGAGAAGATGAAACAAGTAATTGAGGCAAAGAATGATATGGAAAATTATTTATATGGAGTTAAGAATAGTATTTCAACAAAAGCTGAAGGAGCACCACCAAATTTTGATGAAGTTAAAACAGAGATTGAACCACTAGTAGAAGAAGGATTAAAATGGTTTGAGGAAAATTCAAAGGAAGAAGCAGAAGTTTATAGAAATAAACAGAAAGAATTGAGTGATAAAATTACACCACTTCTAATGAAACTTCAAGGAAGTTCAGGTGGAATGCCAGGAGTAATGCCAGGTGGAATTACACCGGAGATGGCGGAAATGGCACAAGAGGCGATGAAGAAAAAGACGGAAGAGAAAGAAGAAGATGATGATTTGGATTAAATGAAATTATTTTTGTGATAAAGATATAAAAAAATCTTTAATAATAAATAATGAATGAATTATTATTTACCATTAAATTATTATTTAAAAAAAGTAATAATGTACTTTTTTGAAAATTACCAACACCTACATTAAATACAAAACAGACAAGAGCATCAAACTCATTTTGTGTTAGAGGAATTTTTACAAGAAGATTAACTGCATTTTCAGCTGTTTTTATATCCTGCTTAAGTAAATAATCTGCCTGCTTTTCTGTTATTGGAGGGGTTATCTTATCGGAATCGGTAATAACATGACCGTATCCAATAGTATTTTTACCGGCAGAACAAGGGTAAACAACAGGAGAAAACCCTCCTTTAGGACCTTGCTCCCATTTTTTTAATAGATTTAAACCTTTATCACCTAATTTCATCATGACGTTATATCTATATTTTTATTTGCAGTAAGTTTTATTAAAAATTCTAAAGTTTGTTCCCATAAATTATCATTACCAAATATCCAGTGAGAAAATACACCTCCGGCAATAAAGAAACCAATAATAAATCCTACTATAAATTCTTTAGTGCAAATAAGTTCAATAACAAAAGTTTTAAGTTTATCAATAATTTCAATCATCTTTGCTCTTCAATATTTCAAATAATTCCTGTTGTGTTAAATCCTTATGTCCAATAACCTTCATTACTCTTTCATCTTTACAATCCTTACCAACTAAATGATATATTATAACAGGCTTATCCTGTCCTTGTCTATGAAGTCTTGCATTGAATTGAATATAACTATCAAGCCTAAAGGTAAGACCAAACCATATTATAATCCTACCACCTTTTTGTATGTTAAGACCTCTACCGCTATTACATTGACATAACATCATCTTTATTTTTCCTTCATTCCATAAAGGCTCTAATTCATTAACTGTTTTAGCTGTCATAGTAACAGAATGAGGAAATTTATCACGTATTCTATCTTCATCAGATTTAAAATTATATGCTATTAAAAAATTTTCTTCTGAATGTTGTTTCATAATTTCTTCTAGCATATCGAGTTTATTATTATGAATAATTACAACATTTTTATCCTGATCGTAAATAGCACCATTACAATATTGGATAAGTTTATTACACAACACACCGGCATTAACCGCTGAAATTTCGGATTCCTGTATTTTAAGATAAAATTCTTTTTCAAAAGATTTATATTCTTCATAATTATCTATTATAACAGGCGAAGTAATCATTATTTTATCCGGTAAATCCAGATAATCCTTGCTATCCATGAATAACCAGTTACGTTTTAATTTATTCATGATTAATTTAGAATATACACATTCATACCCATAACCATTTTCTTTTTGTCTAAAATAATGTTTTCTAAAACCTGTAATTGTATCACCAAACATTTTTCCTTTATCTATCAGATATTGCTGAGACCAGAAATCTATTAAACCATTTGGAGCAGGAGTACCGCTAAGAAGTACCATATAAATTGAACTGAATTTTTTAAGAGCTTTAAAACGATATGAATCGCTACCTTTAAATTCATGACTCTCATCAACAACAATCATTCCGTATTTAGAAAATCCTTTATCATACATCCATTCAACATTCTCCTGATTGATAACATAAATATCAGCATCATTATTTAATCCTGCTAATCTTGTTTCTTCATCTCCACAACAAATTGAAATTCTTAAATTAATAGTATGACTCCATTTAGAAATCTCATTAATCCATACATTTTTAGCTATAGTAAGAGGAGCAATAATAAGTAATTTTTTTACTTTTTTATCTAGTATTTCCGTAAATGCCGTAAGAGCACAAATAGTTTTACCGAGTCCAGGTTTTAATCCTAATCCACATCTTTTTTTATCTAATATATATTTGATTGCCTTATTCTGATATGGTTCTAAATCACTTTTATGTAATAGTTTTAGACTCATACAAAGATCCGAAAGTAGAATTATCTTTTATTTTTTTCTGATTATTTTCTAAAATTGATATACCTTTTTGAATATCATTTACCACATAAATATATGTATTACGTGCTATAAATTTTAAAAATATAGTTTTTTGAAGAGTAGTAACTCTACCTGAAGGACTTTTAAACTCAATGTAAAATGTTTCGCCATTCTTGTTTATAAATATCCTATCAGGTACACCTCTATTTGAAGGAGAAGTAAATTTAAAAGTTAAATAGCCAAGATCGATAGCTTTCTTGGCTATTATGGATTCTAATTTTTTTTCTGTTAATACTCTAATTTTTCGCATTTATTAGAATAAATCTTCGTCTTCTTGAATTTTATTAAAGTCATCACTGCCATCTATAGTAGATATAGTGCCACCTAACATCTCACCATCTTTTGCAAACAAAACATGTTGAAGTCTTTTTGTTACTCCTTTTGGTACTTTACGATATTCGTAAGAATCAATGGTAAATAAAATATGAACAAAACAACCCGGATAAAAAGGATTTTCATCTGTATTAATATCCAGCAATTGACCTTTAACCAAGCTTAATTTTGGTTGTATTTTATTTTTTAATGATAAAATATAATTGCCTCTCATGTATTCACAATTAGCTCTTTTTTCTTTCCCTTCTTCTGTAGAAGCATCAATAGCATTATATATTTCATCGCCATCTTTAAATAATTCGTGTAAATGTTTTTTAACTTTTATACGTTTTAAAATATCATCGGCAGTATCATTAATCTGTTTATAGTATTCCATATGTTTTGGATTACTCTTAGATAATAAACAATCAACTTT